ATGACACAACCAACTTCAAGAACAACTTTTAAAGATTATTGTAAACGAAAACTTGGCTGGCCAGTAGTAGAATTAAATTTAGCAGATGACCAAATGGAAGATTGTATTGATGATTCTCTTCAATTCTACCAAGAATATCATTATGATGCAACAGAGAATACATATTTAAAACATCAAATAACTGGATCTACACTTAAATTAGCTGGATCTCCGTCTGGTGATTTTACAGATGGAGAAATAATTACTGGTGGAACGAGTGGTGTACAAGCAACCGTACACGCATATCATAGTGCTAACACCACCATAAGATATAAAGATCCGGAAGTTAAATCGGGTGGAGATGGTAATACGTTTTATGCAAATACTACTACTACTTTTTCAACTGGTGAAACCATTACAGGTAATACTAGTTCGGCAACCGCAACAACTCATGCGTCAACTGCGGCGGCAATAGGCGACTTTGATAATAAATACATATCGATAGCCGAGGCAATTATTGGAGTTCGAAGAGTTATTCCTTTCTATGATAATTCTAAATCTAATACTATGTTTTCTTCTAAGTATCAATTTGCACTATCTGAAATGCATAATATGGGAGGGGGATCATTAACGAATTTTACATTGTCTCAACAACATTTGTCGTTAATTAATGAAATGTTTACAGGCAGTCCCATGTTTAGATATAATCGTCATCAAGACAAATTATTTCTTGATATTACTTGGGGCACGGATGCTGATATAGATGATTATATTGTTGTTGAAGTAGATAAAATTGTTGATCCAAACACATATACAGATGTTTGGGGTGATATGTTTCTCAAAAGATACAATACTGCATTGATGAAACAGCAATGGGGTCAAAATCTTATTAAGTTTGAGGGTATGCAACTACCAGGTGGTGTAACAATGAACGGTAGACAAATGTATGATGATGCAAAAGAAGAACTTGATAAGATTGGTGAAGAGATGCAATTACGATATGAATTACCAGTAGATCATCTAATAGGATAATAAATGGCAACAAACCCATATTTTAATAATTTTGGTTCAAAGGCGGATCAAGGATTAATTGAAGATTTATTTATTGAGTCCATTAAAATGTTTGGACAAGATATGTATTATATTCCTCGTACATTGGTTAGTGAAGATACACTAATGGGCGATGATTCATATTCTGAATTTAATGATGCCCGATTAATTGAAATTTATATTAAAGATGTAGATGGATTTTCTGGTGAGGTGGATGTTATTTCTAGGTTTGGATTAGAAATTCACGATGAAATTACGTTTACTGTTGCAGTTCGAAGATATCAAGAACTCGGCTTTGCTACAGCAGCAGATGTTGCAGATGGTAGAGATAGAATTCCAAAAGAAGGGGATTTGATTTTCTTTCCAATGGTTGGAGGACTGTTTCAAATTATAACAGTAGCAGATCAACCATACGGCGATATATTCTATCAAACAGGAGCACTTCAGGGATATGATATGAAGTGTATTCTCTTTGAATATTCTGATCAAAAATTTAATACTGGTATTGAAACAATTGATAAAATTGAAAGATTACATTCATATTCAGTAGATTTTACAATGGGTGCAGGAACTGGAACTTATAATGTTGATGAAGAAGTATACCAAGGAACTTATGCAACAACATTATATAAAGCTGAGGTTGCAGAATGGACTGCAGGAACTAGTGTACTAAGGCTTATGAATATAACCAAGAATTTTGATGGTACTGCAAATATTATTGGTAAAGATTCTGGAGCATCTTATGCGATAACATCTTTTGATATGCAGGATAGTTCTGCTGATACTCAAGCTTCAAATGCATTGATAGAACAAGAAGCTGATGCAATTATTGACTTCACAGAAGGTAATCCATTCGGGAGTCTATAATGCTAGGAACAACTTACTATCATCAGACAATTAGAAAATATGTAGCCGTTTTTGGTACTTTATTTAATGACATTAATGTAGTGCGAAGAGATGCAAGTGATGTTATCAAAGAACAAATAAAAGTTCCTATTGCATATTCTCCAAGAGACAGATGGATTCTTAGATTAAGACGAGCCCGTGGAGTAAGTGGAACAGATGAAGCAGTCGCAATGTCTTTACCACGTATGGGATTTGATCTTACAGCAATTACATATGATGGAACTAGAAAATTAAATACAATGGGTCAAGTTTATTCTGCTAATACTGCGGCGGGAACTAGTACTCTTATGAAACAGTTTAATCCTGTACCATATAATTTTGATTTCAGTTTGTATTCAATGGTTAGTAATGCAGAAGATGGTGCACAAATTTTTGAACAGATTGTGCCATTTTTTACTCCGGAATTTACGGTAACGGTGAATTTGATTCCATCAATGAACATTGCTCCAGATGTTACTATGATCTTAAATGGTGTTCAGATTGAAGATAATTATCAGGGAGATTTTCAATCAACCAGAGAAATTATTTGGACATTGAATTTTCAAATGAAGGGATACATTTATCCAGATGTGAAAACCGGATCAGTTGTTAAAACGGTAATTGTTAATCTTAGAATGCCCGGTGATAGTCAAGTATCAGAACCAGAATATATTATAGCAGAAGATAGTACAACATTTTCTACCAATTATTTAATTTTGAACGCTGATGCTGGATCACCAGACGCAACAGGAACAATGAGAATATTAAACGAATCAAGTTCAGAATCCGTTGGTGCAGCAGGAATTAAATCACGATATACTGTAACTCCAGGGCCGACAGACGCTACCGCAAATGATGATTTCGGATTTACAGAAACAATGGAATATTTTAATGATAATATAGATAATGATCCAATAACAGGACTTGACGTGACTTTATAATATGGAGAATTGAATGAACAATGATAATCGCATAGATGAAATACTTGAAATTACTAGTTTGGTTCCTTCATCAGAAATAAAACCAGAATCATCCGCAAGAGTTATTCCACAAAATGGTAAAGATGATGATATTGATTATAATTATGCCCGTGAAAATTACTACAATTTAATCGAAAGAAATCAAGACGCCGTAGAAGAGATGTTGGAGATTGCTAAGCAATCAGAACACGCTCGCAGTTTTGAAGTTGTGGGTCAGCTCATTAGGGCTGGTCTGGAGGCCAACGACGCCCTGATGTCTCTACATAAAACCAAAAAAGAATTAAGTGCAGAAAAAAGCGGTCCAACACAAGTGACAAATGCGCTGTTCGTTGGATCTACTGCGGAGTTACAGAAGTTGTTGAAAAGTAAGTTGAAAGAGGAAAAATGATATATAGTGGTAGAGAGAGTGTAATCAGCACTCTCCCCACCTAACACACTAACCTTTAAGGGAGATTAGCATGTCTAAAATATATATAGATCCATTAAATCTCGGCCCCATTCTTATAGATACTAAAGACTTTTCACAATGTGAGGTGGATAATTATACCGTGCCGTGGGGATTTCAAAAAGGTGTTCCACATACGAAGGCTCATTGTAAAAACATTAGTAAAGCACTCAAAGGAAAGAAAGCTGGAGCAGGACAAATCGCTGCTACTAAAGCGGCCGCCAAAGCAAATAAGGGAAAGAAAAGACCAGAACATTCCAAATTGATGAGAGAAAGATATGAGAAGGGTGAATTATTCATGCCTAGAGGCCAAGGAGGAGGTAAACGAACAGGTCAAGCCTTGGAAAACATAAGAAAAGGTGTTCAAATGAGAAAAAAACAAGTATCATGTATTAAATGTCACAAACCCACAGATGGATCTATGTTTGAAGGTGCGTGGATGTGTCATTTTAGTAATCATCATAAGAGTTGTTGAGGAAAAACCCAATGGCATCAACCACATACCTCGGCAATCCACAACTCAAAAATGTGGGTCAAAAAATAGAGTGGACAACTGAATCACTCGCCGAATATATGAAATGTAAGGAAGACCCAGAATACTTCATACGTAATTATGTCCAAATTATTCATGTGGATCGTGGTTTAGTTCCTTTTGAAATGTATGATTATCAAAAGGATATGATTCATAAGTTCAATGATAATCGTTTTGTGATCTGTAAAATGCCTAGACAGACAGGAAAATCAACCACCATCATAGCTTTTCTTCTCTATTACATTCTGTTTAATGAAAGTGTTAATGTCGCTATTCTTGCCAACAAAGGATCTGTGGCAAGAGAACTTCTTTCTAGATTACAACTTGCCTATGAACATTTACCTAAGTGGATGCAGCAAGGAGTGGTTATATGGAACAAAGGAAACATTGAAATAGAGAATGGTTCAAAGGTTATAGCTGCGGCGACTTCTAGTTCTGCTGTTCGAGGTAGTTCATTTAATATCATTTTTCTTGATGAGTTTGCTCACGTTCCACAAAATATAGCAGAAAAATTCTTCACCTCTGTTTATCCTACAATTTCTTCTGGTGAATCGACTAAGGTACTTATTGTTTCAACTCCACTTGGACTGAATATGTTCTACAAAATGTGGGTGGATGCAGAAGAAAAAAGAAGTGATTATATACCAATTGAAGTTCATTGGTCAGATATGCCAGGAAGAGATGAGAAGTGGAAAGCAGAAACAGTACGTAATACTTCTGAAATACAATTTACACAGGAATTTGAATGCGAATTTGTGGGGTCAACATATACATTAATTGCTCCATCAAAACTTAGAACGATGGTTTTTAAGAATCCAATACACAGTAATAATAATTTAGATGTGTTTGCTGAACCAATAAAGAATCACACATACGCTTTAGTAGCAGATAGTGCTCAAGGAAAAGGTGTAGATTATTCAGCATTTATTGTATTTGATGTTTCTGAAATGCCGTACAAACAAGTAGCAAAATTTAGAGATAATACCATTTCTCCTATGTTATATCCAAATGTAATTTACAATGTGGGGAATAAGTATAATTGTGCTCATGTCTTAATAGAGGTAAATGATATTGGTTCTCAGGTGGCGGACACTCTACACCATGATCTAGAGTACGAAAACATAATGATTATTACGATGAGGGGAAGAGCAGGACAACAGATTGGTGGTGGATTCGCAAAGAACATTCAATTAGGAATAAGAACCAGTAAACAAATCAAGAGGATTGGATGTGCTACCCTAAAGGATATAGTAGAACAAGATCAATTGATTATTCCAGATTATGAAACGATTAGAGAACTTACAACCTTTGCTCTAACAAATAATACATATCAAGCAGAAGAAGGTGCACACGATGATTTGGCAATGTGTTTAGTTATATTCTCATGGTTGGTGAATCAACGATATTTCAAGGAGTTAACAAATATGGATATCAGAAAAAAAATGTGGGAAGAACAAATGGAAACTTTAGAACAGGATATGTTGCCGTTTGGAATTATAGATGATGGGATGGAAGAAGAAACTTTTAAGGATGATAAAGGTACTGTATGGACAGTAGACGATGAACAGTCTAGAATATATTATTAAAAGGGTCTATATCACCAAAATTAACTTCTGTGGGGGGATTGTTAATTTCAGATATTAAATCTTTAATTTTGGTAGATAAATCAGGCCTTTCTTTTTTTAATCTATTTAGAAAGTTGATAGAGCCAGTGACTAATTGATCTGGATGAATAGTTAATCTTTTTCCTGTCTTTCTTTTATTGGACACTTCTAGATGTTTGGGGTTCACACAAGATGGATTGAAACAGGTTTGTGTAACTACTTCATTAGCTGATAGGTCACCTCGTACTGCAGAAATTGACGAAAAATTACCATATATCATAAAAGCATATCTACTGGCAGGTATAGTTCGACCCAAAACAGAAAACATTCCATGACCTGTTTTATTTTTAGAAGCAAGCCAGATATGACATTCTGTGTGTTTTTCAGAACGATCAATTTTTTTAAGAAATCGTTCTTTTATTTTTTCGTTTTCTATTAGTTTATATTTGTCCATTTGTTCCATTTCGTATATTTATGATATTACTTTATATTTATGGTTTTAGAGAACTAGAAAAACATAAATAACTGTAATATGGTATAATAAAATCCATAAACCACAATCTTTCAACTTAAATCTATAGGAGAGATAAGATGCCTTTTACAATTAGCCCAGGCGTTGTTACTAAAGAAATTGATCTTACTACAATTGTTCCCGAATTTTCCATGACGGAAGGTGCAATTGCAGGCCCATTTAAATGGGGTCCAGCATTTGATCGTGTAACAGTATCCAATGAATCAGAAATGGCAAGTATATTTGGAAAACCTAACGCCGCCACATACAAAACATGGTTTACTGCCGCCAGTTATCTCGCATATTCGGGAAATCTTAAAGTAGTTCGTGCAATACATACAACCGCAAATAATGCGGCGATGACCACTGCACTACAAGTGAATAATGATGAAGACTATGAGAATACATACGATCCTGATATGGGTGGAACATCAGTTGTTACGGCTGGAGCATTCATTGCAAAATATCCAGGAGATCTTGGAAACACGTTAAGAGTTTCCATGTGTGGTGCCACAAGAGCAAACACTAATGCAGACGGAACACTTAACAGTAATACAGATGTTTCACCTACTTGTACTTCTGCAGTATTCACAAAAGCTAATACTACTGTTATTGGAGTAGGAACAACATTTTCAAATGATGTTTCTGTTGGAGATGCACTCTATATTAATAGTACATCATTTTGTGTAGTAACAGCTGTTACATCCAATACAGTTTTGGTTGCAATCGGTGCAGATACAACAATTGCAAATACCGGTGCATATACTCGTAAAGCACGATCAGCATTTGGTCAACCAGCATCATCTATGGTAGGAACACTTGTTGCAACAGCTAATGGAACTACATTAACTGGAACAGATACAGCACTTGATACTCAATATACAGTAGGTGATATTGTTAAACTTGTTGGAACTGCTGAAGAACGTAAAGTTTCGTCAATTACTAATTCAACTGTAATGATCGTATCAACACCTTTTACTACTGCCGCTGCAGCAAATACCCACTCACGAACATGGGAATATGCAAGTTCTTTCGATACTGAGCCTGTTACTTCTGCACACGCCAAACGAAACAGTGGCAATTATGATGAAATTCATGTTGTTGTTGTTGATGAAGACGGAGAAATTACTGGAGCAAATAATACAGTTCTTGAATCATATACTGGATCAGTTGCAGGTGGAGCCAAAGGTGAAGACGGACAAAGTATTTACTACAAAGATCTAGTAAATCGTGGTTCAAATTATATTCGCTGGATGGACCATCACGCAAATGGTGATGCAGACACATTACTTGATGGTGGAACAACCGCTTGGGGTGGAGTCGCATCCGGAACATTTAATGCTAAAGGAACTATCATTTCTGGAAGTTTAACTGGTGGAACCGCTGGAACTGCAGCAACTGCCGGAAATATTCAGACCGCTTTAGATAAATTCAAAAATGCAGAAGAAGTGGATGTTACTCTTCTGATGGCTGCCGATGCAGACGCGGCAACAGCTATTCATGCAATTAACAATATTGCAGAATATCGTAAGGATTGTGTAGCATTTATTTCACCTACACAAGCAAATGTTGTTAATAACGCAGGAAGCGAAGTTGATGATGTTATATCATTCCGTAATTCAATGCCGAGTTCTTCATACGCAGTACTTGACTCTGGATGGAAATACATGTACGATAAGTACAATGATGTATATCGATATGTTCCATTGAACGGTGATATTGCTGGATGTTGTGCATTTACAGACCGATCCCGTGATCCTTTTTGGTCACCAGCTGGTTCAGATCGTGGTAATATCCGAAATGCAATCAAACTCCCTTTTAATCCGAATAAGACACAAAGGGACGACCTCTACAAAAATGGGATTAATCCAGTTGTTGGAATGCCGGGACAAGGAATTCTTCTTTTCGGTGATAAAACACTATTAGCAAAACCAAGTGCATTTGATAGAATCAATGTACGAAGGTTGTTTATCCTTTTGGAAAAATCAATCGCTAATATGGCAAAATCCTTCTTGTTTGAATTCAACGATGCATTTACTCGTTCAAGATTCACCGCTACCGTAGAACCTTTCTTGAGAGATATTCAAGGAAGAGGTGGAGTTCAAGATTTTGCAGTAGTTTGTGACGATAGTAATAATACAGCGGAAGTTGTTGATCGTAACGAATTTCGTGGTGATATTTACGTTAAACCTTCACGTTCAATTAACTTTATCCAACTACAATTCGTAGCAGTACGATCTGGAGTTGAATTTGCAGAAATAATTGGATAATATAATACTGTATAAATAGTAATATACATAAAAGATGGGGGAAGACGATGGCATGCGAAGGCAGTACTTGTAAAAGAGACTTCCCCATCACATCTTTAATTTTAGTCATCGGCGCGGAAGCGTAAAGGAGAAATAATGGCATCATTTTCAATAGACAGTTTTACCTCAAAATTAAAAGCGGGTGGAGCATTAGCCAGTTTATTTGAGGCAGAACTAACAACCTCTAAAGGAACTGAAGATGCGTCTGCAGTTCAAGATTTTAAGTTTTTATGTAAAGCTACAACCTTACCAGGTGATACAATTGATGTAGCAACTGTTACATATATGGGAAGAGGCATAAACATTCCTAGTAATCGTGCTGCAGTTCAATGGACTACAACCGTTTATAATGATGAGGGAATGGAAATTCGAAACAACATTGAAAGTTGGATGGAACAACTTAATTCTCATAAGACAAATGTAAGAGCGGCAGCTATGACTCAAATTCAGAGTTATACTGGCACTTTAAAAGTTAGAACATTTGGAAAGGCTGGAGGAATTATACCAAAATCTTATGAATTCATCGATGCATGGCCTTCCGCAATTGGTGAAATTTCGGTTGATTGGGAAACTAATGATATCCAGACCTATGATGTAACATGGGAATTCAGTTATTGGAGATCTGCTCAAAGTAATACTGGTTTTTAATTAATACATAATGAAAGAAACAATTTTATATGGGAGTGGAGAAATCTACTCCCATTTCACCTATTAGGAAGAATGTATGGCAGTTGAATTATTTGGTTTTTCTATAGGAAGAGTAGACAAAGACGCAAAAAATAAGAAGTCTTTCGTACTCCCCGAACCAGAAGATGGTGCACTTGAAGTCGGTCCCGCAGGAGGTGCATATGGAACATATGTAGATCTAGAAGGTATCGCAAAAAACGAACAAGATTTGATCCGAAAATATAGAGAAATGGCAACATTTCCTGAATGTGATCAAGCGATAGATGATGTTGTTAATGATGCTATAGTCGCAAGTAGGGAAGAATCTCCTGTCAGTATTAATCTAGAAAAATCTAATCTATCAGATAATATTAAAGAGAGTGTAAAGAATGAGTTCATAGAACTAGTTCGTTTGCTTTCTTTTAGAAAAGTTGGATTTGAACTGTTCAGAAAATGGTATGTTGATGGTAGATTATATTTTCATATTATTATTGATGAGAAAAATCCAAAAAGAGGAATTCTTGAATTACGTTCAATAGACCCCCTTAAAATAAAGAAGATTCGACAACCTAGAATTGTTCAAGGACCAGAAGGACCAGAATTAGATACTACAGGATTCCAAGAGTTTTATTTGTTCAATGAAAAGGGAATTTCGGATAGATCTGGTGGTCAAGCAGTAACAATTTCAGAAGATTCTATTTCTTATGTTCATTCTGGTGTATTAGATGCGGACAGAAAAATAGTCCTAAGTCATCTCCACAAAGCAATCAAACCCCTTAATCAATTACGAATGCTAGAAGATGCAGTGGTCATCTACCGTATCTCACGTGCTCCTGAACGTAGAATTTTCTACATTGATGTTGGTAATCTACCTAAGATCAAAGCAGAACAGTATTTACGTGATATCATGAACAAATATAAGAACAAATTGGTATATGATTCCAATTCTGGTGAAGTTAAAGATGAACGTAAGCACATGAGTATGTTAGAGGATTACTGGCTTCCACGTAGAGAAGGTGGTAGAGGTACAGAAATTACAACGTTGCCTGGAGGGGAGAATCTTGGTGAATTGGCTGATGTTGATTACTTCAAAACAAAACTATACAAAGCACTTAATGTTCCCCCTTCACGGTTAGAACAAGATTCAGGCTTTATACTAGGACGAGCTGAAGAGATTTCAAGAGATGAAGTTAAATTTACTCGTTTCGTAGAAAGATTACGTGGTAGATTCAATATGTTATTTAATGATCTACTTGAAAAACAACTACTTCTTAAGGGGATTGTTTCTTCTCAAGATTGGTTGATGATAAAAGATTTTATAATATATGAATGGCAAACGGATTCTCATTTTGCAGAATTAAAAGATGCTCAAATGATGAAAGAACGATTGAGTATTTTAACTAGTGATATGGGATATCGAGATGATGTTGTTGGTAAATTCTTTTCTATAGAATACATCAACAAAAAAGTTCTTAAATTGACTCAAGAAGAAATTGATGCAATACAAGATCAAATAGAAAAAGAGCAGGCCGCAGGTGATATAAAGCCTAATGAAGATCAATGGGCAGAATATGATCCATCAAAAGATAGACCTGATCTAAAAGTAATAAGTGGTTAAAATTTATAAATAGTATAAATATAATAAATACCTATAATAAAGGATAAAATTATGGCTGAAGCAGTTACAGTTAGTGATGTTGTGTCTATGGCTTTTGAAGGTAATCCTTCAGGAGTTAAATCTGCAATAGGAGATGTACTTCAACAAAAAGTGATGGTAGCATTACAAAACAAGAAAAAAGATTTTGCGCAAACTTTTTTAACCAAACCGAATACAGACTCGAAAGAGCCGGAAAGTTCAGGGGAAATAGAAAATGGCTAATGTATTAGTAACACAAAAATTAGTTGACACAGAAAAGAAATGTATATTTAAATTTACTAATGTGAGTGATGGTTCTGCTCTTGCAAATGTTAAGATGATAGATGTTTCAACCCTTAATTGGGCAAAACATACTCTCACATTGTCGGGAGCTGAAGTTGAAGGATTTAAAATCGGAGAAGTTATTTCAACGGCCGCGGCTCATAGTGCAGTTGCAGACGGATCAGAATTCTTTATTGTTACTGGATTTACTGCAGGAGCATCCACAGTAGAAGTTGTTGGATGGGATTATACAAATGCAAAAGCAACTGCTGCTTCTACGGCTTATTCAAATGGTGATGTGATTGTTGGTAGTGTAACCGGATTACATACACGAACCGCTGCTAATAGTGGAGCCTTAATAGAATTAGATTATAACGTTTTAGTTACTAAAATACAATGGGTGTGTAGTGGCCTAAATGTAAATATCGAATGGGACGGATCAACCACCGAAAAAAGTATTGCATTCTTGGGTGGTAATGGAATTATTAATATGTCTGCAACAGAATGGCCAGGAATTGGAAGTGATGCAGTAGGTGATACTTCTGGTGTTTTAGGGGATATTCAATTTACTACAGTAAATGAGTCTGCTGGTGATGGATATACAATTATAATGGAATGCAAGAAACAAGCGCCAGGATATGATTACCCCGCATATGAAGAAAATGCAAGATTAGGACACCGTGTTGATTACGTACTAGGAAATTTCACATGATAGGAGAAAATTAATGAGACTTATATGCGAACAATTAGAAGATGTAGAATTTATATGCGAGGCATCTACAAAAGGGAAGAATTACTTCATTGAGGGTGTATTTATGCAAGCCAATGTGAAGAATCGCAATGGTCGGTTATATCCTAAAGAAATACTACAAAAAGAAGCCAAAAGATACGAACAAAATTATATCCTA